ATAGTTCCGATTTTACTCTTGCCTCTGATGTTGGTTGGGATCAAGAAGCAGAAGGAATTATCTTTGCTGCTACTGGATCTTCAACAAATATTCTTGCTGGTGGTAAAGACTACGGCGGAATAGTTGGAATTGAATCGACTGGTGCTCTTACAGCATCACTAGGAAAACTTTCAGAAGGTTATGATTTATTTGAAAATACTGATAACTATACTATCGATTTTCTCTTGATGGGATCTGCAGCATATAATATTACAACTGCTCAAGCTTTAGCAAACAAACTGATCTCTGTTGCAGAGTTAAGAAAAGATGCAATTGCATTCATCTCACCATACAGAGGCGCTGCATTAACTGATACGTTATCTCAAACAGAAGTAAATATTAATTCTGCTGTTGACATTACTACTAATGTACTTAGTTTCTATGCTTCAGTAGCTTCATCTTCTTACGCTGTGTTTGATAGTGGTTACAAATACATGTATGATAGATTTTCAAATACTTACAGATATGTACCATTGAATGGTGACATTGCAGGTCTTTGTGCTCGTAATGATATTAATAATTTCCCATGGTATTCACCAGCAGGGACAACAAGGGGTTCAATTCTTAATGCAGTTAAACTAGCATATAATCCATCAAAAACTCAAAGAGACAAACTTTATTCAAACAGAATTAACCCAGTTATCTTCTCACCAGGATCTGGAATCATTCTCTTTGGTGATAAAACTGGTCTTGCTAGAGCATCTGCGTTTGACAGAATTAATGTTCGTCGCCTCTTTGTTTATCTTGAAGATGCAATTTCAAGGGCAGCAAAAGATGCTCTCTTTGAATTTAATGATGAGGTTACAAGAACAAACTTTGTAAATACTATTGAACCTTTCCTTCGTGATGTACAGGCAAAGAGAGGTATTTTTAATTATATTGTTATTTGTGATGAAACAAATAATACTGCTGCAGTAATTGATAATAATGAATTTGTTGCAGACATCTATGTCAAACCAGCAAGATCAATTAACTTCATTGGTCTGAACTTTATTGCCACCAAGACTGGTGTTGATTTTGAAGAAGTAATCGGAAACTTTTAATTTAGAGGTTTAAACAATTATGGCAACTAGACAACAACTAAATCCACCTCCTTTAAGAAAGATTACTGACTTCAAAAGTAAGTTAACTGGTGGTGGCGCAAGAAGTAATCTTTTTGAAGTTGTACTTTCATTCCCAGATATTGCACCAGCAGATACTAATATTCTTGACAAAGCAAGATTTTTGGTAAAAGGTGCAAACCTACCAGCATCAAATGTTACCCCACTCGATGTTCCTTTTAGAGGTAGAACTTTAAAAGTCGCTGGCGACAGAACTTTTGAAAGTTGGACTATTACTATTCTGAACGACACTGATTTTTCAATTCGTTCAGCTATGGAAAACTGGATGAATAAAATTAATAAAGTTTCTGATAATACTGGAGAAACTGATCCAACAGCATATACTGCAGACGCTTTTGTTTATCAACTTGATCGTGATGGATCGACTTTAAGAGCGTATCATTTTTATGATGTATTCCCAACTTCGATTGGAGCAATCACTCTTGATTATGGAACAAGCACGATTCAGGAGTTTACCGCAGAATTCCAAATCCTTTGGTGGGAAGCAATGAAAGGTAATTCACCTGCTGCAGGCGGTCAAGACATTAACTAAATAATACATACAAGTAGTTCAAATTTATAAGATGGCGAAACTTTTTGGTTTTTCGATTGAAGATAATGTAAAAACACCTAAATCTGTAGTTTCCCCCGTTCCTCCTAACAATGAGGACGGGGTTGATCATTTTATCCAATCAGGATTTTATGGTCAATATGTAGATATTGAAGGTGTTTATAGAACGGAATATGATTTAATTCGTCGTTATCGTGAAATGGCACTTCATCCAGAGTGTGATAACGCAATTGAAAGTGTTGTAAATGAAGCAATTGTAAGTGATCTGTACGATTCACCTATAGAAATTGAACTATCAAATCTTAATGCTAGTGATCGTCTAAAAGAAGTTATCAGATCAGAATTTAAATACATCAAAGAAATCATGGACTTTGATAAAAAGTGCCATGAAATTTTTAGAAATTGGTATATTGATGGTAGATTATTTTACCTAAAAGTTATTGATCAAAAAAATCCTGAGGCAGGTATTCAGGAATTGAGATATATTGACCCCATGAAAATGAAGCATGTGCGTCAAGAAAAAAAAGTTAATGGTGATGAAAACGGATTTAGAAATTTAAATTTGATATCTAGATCTTTTGCACAAGATCAAGAATATAGTTTTCCTGAAATCGAAGAATATTTCGTTTATACTCCAACTCCAAATTTCCCTACAGGAACAATTAGTGGAGGATCTAAAAAAGGAGTTAAAATTGCAAAAGATACAATCACATACTGTACATCTGGATTAGTTGATAGAAATAAAGGAACTATTCTTTCATATTTACATAAAGCAATTAAAGCACTCAATCAACTTAGAATGATTGAAGATAGTCTTGTCATTTATAGATTATCTCGTGCTCCAGAACGAAGAATTTTTTATATTGATGTAGGCAATCTTCCTAAAGTAAAAGCAGAGCAATACCTCAAAGAGGTTATGAGTCGTTATCGTAATAAACTTGTATATGATGCAAATACAGGTGAAGTTCGTGATGATCGTAAATTCATGAGTATGCTTGAAGATTTCTGGCTTCCAAGAAGAGAAGGTGGTCGTGGAACGGAGATCACAACTCTTCCCGGTGGTCAAAATCTTGGAGAACTTAACGATGTTGAGTATTTCCAAAAGAAACTTTATAGAGCACTTGGAGTTCCTGAAACAAGAATTGCTGGCGGTGGTGATGGATTCAATCTTGGAAGATCTTCAGAAATTCTTCGTGATGAATTGATGTTCTCCAAGTTTGTCGGAAGACTTAGAAAGAGATTTGCTAATCTTTTTAACGACATACTTCGTACTCAATTACTTCTAAAAAACATTGTCTCTCCAGAAGATTGGGAGCAAATGAGTGATCATATTCAATATGATTTCTTATATGATAATCATTTTGCAGAACTTAAAGAAGCAGAACTTTTAACAAATAGATTAACTCTTGCAACGACTATCGAACCATATATCGGCAAATATTATTCCACCGAATATATTCGTAAAAAGATTCTTCGTCAAACGGATTCAGAAATTATTGAGATTGATCTTCAAATTGAAGATGAAATTGCAAAAGGAATTCTTCCTGATCCCAATGCACCAGTAGATGAAATGGGTAATCCAATTCCACAGGATCAAGCACAAGGAATAGAACAAGGTGCTGGTGGAGAGGTTCCAATTGAACCATCAATAGATGCCACGACAGTCGAAATACCAGAACCCAAAGGTGGGAAGATATAAATAATCTTATAAATATAAACTCATTTTATGGAAGAACTTATCGATTTGATTGCGACTGACGGATCACCTTCGGATGTTTCCGACAAAATTAAAGAATTATTATATGCTAAATCTTCTGAAAGAGTAGATTCTGCTCGTCCAGAAGTTGCAGCATTAATGTTTGGTGGTGAAGATCAAACAGGAGATACCGAATAATGGCAATAAAAGTTGTTCAAAATGTAAACAGAATTTCTCCAACTGTTTCAACAGCTTCAACAAGTAATCCGATTGCTCTTAAGAGTGGATATCTTAGAGTTGCTGCTGGACTTACTGCAGTATATGTAGAAAGTGGTGGAAATCCTGTAGTCACTACAAATTCTTTTTATATTTCTCCATATGGAAATGAAGTTTTAAAGGAAAGAATTGCTAGGCAGCAAATTGCTGGGATTACAACAGGAACCTCCACTGTGATTACATTTCCAAATAATGCAGGAAATCCATTTTTAATTGGAGATTATGTAACTATTGAAAATGCTCAACCATCTGGAATAAATACTGTTCATCAGTTAGTAACAGATCTGACAGATTCAACTTTAACATTATCAGCAAACACATCATCTATTGTTGGTGTAATTACAGTTACTGGCGCAACTGTTTCTAGAAGTGTAAAAATTGCCGCTCTTGCTGATGGTGGATCAACAAATATTAGTATTACAGAAATAGTTCAATTAGTTTCCGAATAAAAATGAAACTCATCACAGAAGAAGTATCACAAGTAAAATTCATCACCGAAGGAAAAGGTGCTGATAAAAAAATGTTTATTGAAGGTATTTTCCTTCAGGGTGATATTTGTAATCGCAATGGAAGAATGTATCCGATGGAAACTCTTTCCCGTGAGGTAAAAAGATATACAGAGGCATTTGTCAATAAAGGTCGTGCTCTTGGCGAACTTGGTCATCCAGATGGTCCAACCGTAAATCTTGATCGTGTTTCTCATAAAATTGTTTCTCTTACTTTTGAGGGAACTAATTGTAGAGGTAAGGCACAACTCCTTGAAACTCCAATGGGTAAGATTGCAAAATCTTTAATTAGTGAAGGAGTTTGTCTCGGTGTTTCTTCTCGTGGTGTTGGGTCACTCAAGATGACTAATGAGGGTCATAAAATTGTTGGTGAAGATTTCATGCTTGCAACTGCTGCTGATATTGTTGCCGACCCATCTGCACCTGATGCTTTTGTTCAGGGAATTATGGAAGGTAAAGAGTGGGTTTGGGAAGGTGGAATTCTTCGTGAAAAACTTGCCGAGCAAACTCAAAAGAGAATTAATACTCTAGTTGATCAGAAAAGATTAGAAGAACATAAGTTAGATTTATTCAACAAATTTCTTTCAAATCTTTAATTTATAAATAAATATAGATTATAACAAAATCAAAACAAATGTCCGTTGGTAGAAATTTACAAGAAATGGAAAACGTAGTAACCAAAGGAGCTGCACCTGCCGAACCAATGCAATCTGGTACTGGGGATATTACTCCAGGACAAACTGGCGCTTGGGAAGATCTCGGTGGCCCTACTCCAGAAAACTATCGTCCAGACGACGATTCAGCTGCACTCAAAACTCCTGGTGCAACTCTTGCTCAAGTTAAAGATGTAGTCAATGCAAAGGCTGCACCTGCTGAACCCATGAAAACCATGGCAAAAGAGGAAACTGAAGAGGAAGAGGATCTTGTCGATGAAGAAGAAGTCGATGAAGACGAAGAAGTAGTTGCTGAAGATGCCACAGAAGAGAAAGAAGAAGGAGAAGAAGAAGGGGAAGAGGAGTTTGATATCGAAGAAGATGTCAATGCTCTCTTAGAAGGAGAAGATCTTTCTGAAGAGTTCCAAGAAAAAGCGCGTACTATTTTTGAAGCTGCTATTCGTTCAAAAGTTTTTGAAATCAAAGAAGAACTTCAGCAAACTTATGAAAATGCTTTAATTGAAGAGGTTAAGTTTATTAAGAAAGAACTCACCGAGCGTGTTGATTCTTATCTTGAGTATGTTGCTGACGAGTGGATTTCTGAAAATGCACTCGCAGTTGAACAAGGTCTTAAGACCGAAATGACTGAATCATTCCTTGGTGGAATGAAGCAACTTTTTGAAGATCATTATGTTTCAATCCCTGAAGATAGATATGATGTTATCGAGAGTATGGTAGATAAACTAGATGAAATGGAGTCTAAACTCAACGAGCAAATCGAAAGAAATGTTGCTCTTAATAAAAGATTAGCAGAGTCGGTTGCTGATGTAATCTTTGCAGATGTCGCTGAGGGTCTCGCACTTTCTCAGAAAGACAAACTCACTGCTCTTGCCAAAAATGTTGAGTTTGATGGTGAAACAAACTATCGTGAGAAACTGGTAACTCTAAGGGAATCATATTTCCCATCAAATACTGGTACTCAAAGAGACGATTCTGAGAATCTGTCGGAACAAGCAAACCATGATGGAATTGAACGATCTTCAGTTTCACCAATTATGGAAGCATATCTTCAGACTCTTAGTAGAGTCGCTAAAAATTGATTTTTAGATTATAAGTCAAACAAAACTTTCTAAAGAGGTAAATTCCCAATGCAGATGTACAACGCTGAATATCTGCAGGAAAAGTGGTCACCAATCCTTGATTATCAAGGAATGGATCCAATCAAAGATTCGCATCGTAGATCGGTAACCGCTATCCTGCTCGAAAACCAAGAAAGAGAACTTCGTGAAGAGCGTTCATTCCTTTACGAAGCATCCCCAACTAACTCTGCCGGTACCGGTGGTTTTAGTGGTAGTGCAGCTAACAGCACAGGATCTCCTGTTGCCGGTTTCGATCCCGTGCTGATCTCGCTGATTCGCCGCTCAATGCCTAACCTGATCGCTTACGATCTGTGTGGCGTTCAACCAATGAATGGTCCTACTGGACTGATTTTTGCAATGCGTTCACGTTACACCAATCAGAGTGGAACTGAAACCTTCTTCAACGAAGTTGACTCTTCGTTCTCTGGTCAGAACAATAGCCGTAACCTAACTGCTGGTCATACTGACGGCACTGTTGGTCTAGGTACTACTGGTCAAGTGGGTTCAAACCCTTCAATTCTTGATTCAACTAATGCTAACCAACAGGCATATAACGTTGGTCAAGGCATGACCACTGGCAACTCTGAAGCACTAGGAGATGGTTCTTCTAATGCCTTCAATGAGATGGCATTCTCGATTGAGAAACTGACTGTTACCGCTAAGTCACGCGCACTGAAGGCTGAGTACTCGCTCGAACTTGCACAAGACCTGAAGGCAATTCACGGTCTGAATGCAGAGGCAGAACTTGCTAACATTCTCTCAACTGAGATTCTCGCTGAAATCAACAGAGAAATCATCCGTACCATCTATAAGGTTGCTGTTCCTGGTGCTCAGGTTAACACAGCTACTGCTGGTACGTTTGACCTTGACGTTGACTCCAATGGTCGTTGGTCAGTTGAGAAGTTCAAGGGTCTGATCTTCCAGATCGAAAGAGATGCTAACGCAATCGCCCAACAAACCCGTAGAGGGAAGGGCAATATGATCCTCTGCTCTGCTGATGTTGCTTCGGCACTCACGATGGCAGGTGTTCTTGATTACACTCCTGCACTCAACGCTAACCTTAACGTTGATGACACTGGTAACACCTTTGCTGGTGTTCTGCAAGGTAAGTATCGTGTATATATCGATCCTTATTCAGCAAACGTTGCTGCTAATCAGTTCTACGTTGTCGGTTACAAGGGTGCATCTCCTTATGATGCTGGATTGTTCTATTGCCCATATGTACCTCTCCAAATGGTACGTGCCGTTGGTCAGGACACCTTCCAACCAAAAATCGGATTCAAGACTCGTTACGGAGTCGTTGCGAATCCATTTGCGAAGGGTGCCACTGCTGCTACAGCTCCTGACAACATTGCAACCAGCTCTAACGTATACTATAGAAGAGTTAAGGTTTCAAATCTTATGTGATTTAATTTCACAAGAATACTTCAAAGACCCCGAAAGGGGTCTTTTTTTATCTAAATACAAATAAAAATATAATGGCGGCACCACATCCATTTACTGGTCAAATTCAAAATAGAAATTTTCTTTCTCCAGTTGGATTCAAATTTACATTAGCAAAAGAACCTAAGGTTGCATTTTTTTGCAATAGTGCAAAAATACCTGAAATTAGTTTAGGAACACATATACAACCATCATATTTAAAAGATATTGATATTCCTGGAGAAAAAATAATTTATAGTGATTTATCGATTAAATTTTTAGTCGATGAAAATATGGAAAATTACATGGCAATTCATAATTGGGTAACTGGTCTTGGATTTCCAGAAACCGCAAAACAATATCAAGATTTAATTACAAATGAAGATTTAATAAAAGATCCAAAGGAAGCATTTAGTGATGGAAGTTTATATATTTTAAATAGTAATTATAATACAATCGCAACAGTTAAATTCATAGATTTATTTCCAATTTCATTATCATCATTAGAATTTAATGCAACCGCTAATGATATTCAGTATTTTACTGCAGATGTATCATTTAAGTATACTTACTACAAAATAAAGACAAGTAAGAGTGATATTAAATTAATTCCCATAGTTAGTTCTAAACCACCAACAGTATCACTAAAAGCAAATAAAGAGGCATATAATATTGGAGGAACTGTTATATTATCTTGGACTTCTACAAATGCAACCTCTCTATCAATAAATAATGGAGTCGGTGTTCTTAATGGTTCAACCGGTAGCGTATCAGTAATTTATAATGGTCCTATAACATATACAATTACGGCAACTGGTCCTGGAGGAACTGCAACTAGTTCAGTATCACTTCAAACATTACCAACAAGTGCTACTCGACTTTGTATTGCGATAATTGATGAAAGTGATAGTCAAACAACATCTGGAATGGAATCATTATGGACTCAATTTAGAACAACATATCCAAACAGACCTTTCTATCTATTACAACCAACCAACCCTGGTTTTGGTTCCACAGTAACCAATAGTAATTATGATACTCTTCGCTGTCCTGATAATTTCTTAAATGAAACAACTGTAAACGTCTCACCACTGATCTAAAATGCCATTCGATTTTACACCTCAATTTACTCATGGACCTTTAAGTGATAATTTTTCTAATAATGAAATTATAGAAGCATTAAATAATGAGTATAATAATAATGCTGATGAATGGAATGAGAGATTACCAACACAATTTAAACCAAGAAATATTGGTCTAGGGTTATGGCCTGCAGGATTAACTTATGCAACTTGGATTAAAGCTCAA